TTGCTTATGATATCTGCGGCGTTCAGCCAATGACTGGACCTACAGGTCTTATCTTCGCAATGCGTACTAAGTATGCAGGTCAATCCGGTACTGAAGCCTTCTTCAACGAAGCTAACACTGGTTTCTCTGGTTTGGGTACCTCTGGTAACCAAGCATTTGCAGAAGGCACATTGCCAACAGAAATCTTCACAGGTAATGCCGCTGCTGTTGGTGCTATGTCAACAGCTCGTGCTGAAGCCTTGGGTGATGGCGCTGCTGCTAACGCATTCCAAGAAATGGCATTCTCTATTGAGAAAGTTACTGTTACTGCAAAGACTCGTGCTTTGAAGGCAGAATACTCAATGGAACTTGCACAAGACTTGAAAGCAGTCCACGGTTTGGACGCAGAAACAGAATTGGCAAACATATTGTCTTCTGAAATTCTTGCTGAAATTAACCGTGAAGTGGTTCGTACAGTTTATGCATCTGCTAAAATCGGTGCACAAGTTGGTACAACTACTGCTGGTGTGTTCAACCTTGACACAGACTCTAATGGTCGTTGGATGGTTGAAAAAGTTAAAGGTTTGGCATTCCAAATCGAACGTGAAGCTAACACTATTGCCAAGACTACTCGTAGAGGCAAAGGTAACATCATGATTTGTTCATCTGATGTTGCTTCCGCTTTGGCAATGGCTGGTATCCTTGATTATCAATCTGCTCTCAGCTCACAAGTTAGCTTGACAGTTGATGACACAGGTAACACATTCGCTGGTACCATCTTCGGTCGTATCAAGGTCTATATTGACCCATACTTCCCAGCTAACTTCTCTAGCGAATTCGCTGTTGTTGGTTACAAAGGTACTAATGCCTATGACGCTGGTCTGTTCTACTGCCCATACGTACCGTTGCAAATGGTTCGTGCAGTTGATACGGGTACATTCCAACCAAAAATTGGTTTCAAAACTCGTTACGGATTGGTTGCAAACCCATTCGCAGAAGGTACTAACCAAGGTTTGGGTGCATTGAACACTCAAGCTAACAACTACTACCGTGCATTCCGCATCAGCAACTTGATGTAATCTAAACCTCCGTTAAGAGAGGTACTTAAAAGAGGGACAGAAATGTTCCTCTTTTTTTTGCTTTATAAATAACCATATGACAGCAATAACAAGAGCCCCAACTAATCCAAACTTTCTTCAACCGAATAAGTTTCAGTTGAACTTCTCACGCACACCTAATGTACAATACTTTGTGCAATCACTAGGCGTACCTGGTATCTCATTGTCTGAAATCCCTACGACCAATCCTTTCCTTGACATATTCTCACCGGGCGAAAAGGCCATTTATGATTTGTTAAGTGTTACCTTTTTGATTGATGAGGAAATGAAATCGTGGTTAGAGATACACGATTGGATCCGTGCAATGACCTTCCCTAAAGAGTTTGAAGAATACCAAAAGTTGCCTAGACTTAATAAGTATGCGAGTATGGCTAATCAAAAAATGCCACAATTCTCTGATGCAACTATTACCTTGTTGTCTTCAAGTAATAAACCTTATTACAGGTTTAAATTCCATGATGTTTTCCCAACATCTATTTCTACCTTTGTTATGGCGGCAACTGATGACCCATCCAACCCAATGACGGCCGATGCCACATTCAGGTATAGTTATTACGATATTGAAAAACTATACTAAAAACACTTGACATTTAGTTACACTTAGTGTAACCTTCCGATAAGAGGAATTTTATTATGAAACAGTTAGATGAGTTACTAGAAACATGGCGGCAAGATTGTGATATCGACCGCACAGAGCCTGCTAGGGCATTGTTAGATATCCCCAAACTACACAGTAAGTATTTGAATATACTTTCAAGGCATCGTTTGCTTTCAAAAGAATCTGAGTTTAAGTATAACAAGATGAAGAAGTTGAAGTGGGAATACTACACAGGTAAGTTAGACGATGACGACCTTGCTAAGTATGGATGGAAACCATTTCCATTTCTACTTAAATCCGACATCACTACATATATGGATAGTGATGAGGATATGAACAAACACTTGGCACACAAGGCGATGCATGATGAAATCGTTGACGTATGTACATCTATTCTCAAAGAGCTAAATAGTAGAACGTTCCAATTAAGGGACTTTATAGCATGGGAAAGATTCATACAAGGTGTCGGTTGATTTAATATTACATCATAAGGATGAGGCATTCATCCGTTTTGAGTGTGACAGAAACATAGCTCAAGAGTTATCAGACTATTTCACATTTCATGTTCCAGGTTACCAGTTTGTTCCTGCCTATAAGAATAGGCTTTGGGACGGGAAAATTAGGCTGGCAGACCTGAGAACATTTTTAATCTATCGTGGATTAATTCCTTACATTGAGAAGTTTTGTGAGGAACGAGAATACAAACTCGCATTAGACCCTATCATTAGTGTCACAGAAAACTTCTCCGCAATTGAGGCAGAACAATTTGCCAAGTCTTTGAATCTACCACATGAGGTTAGAGACTATCAATTGAAATCTTTTATTCAAGCAGTCCGTAATAAGAGGTTGTTATTATTATCACCAACTGCATCAGGTAAGTCTCTTATACTTTACCTTATCATTCGTTATTTGCAAATGGCGGATTACAAACGTGGCCTGTTAATCGTACCAACTACATCACTAGTTGAACAGATGTATTCTGATTTTGCATCTTATGGTTATGATTCAGACCAGTATTGCCACAGACAGTATGCAGGTAAAGACAAACACACAAATAAGTTTTTGACCATTACAACATGGCAATCAATATACAAAAACGAAAAAGATTACTTTGAACAATTTGATTTTGTTCTTGGTGATGAAGCACATCAGTTCAAAGCTAAATCTTTAACAACAATTTTATCTGGTTGTACCAACACAAAATATAGAATCGGTACAACTGGTACACTAGATGGCACACAGACACACAGACTGGTACTAGAAGGTCTATTTGGTCCTGTTTACAAAGCAACTACAACTGCTGAGTTGATTGATAAAGGACAACTTGCCTCATTTAAAATTAAGTGTTTGATTTTAAAATATCCAGATGCAATTTGTAAAGAGGCTAGGTCTTGGGATTATAACCAAGAAATGGAATACATTGTAAAGAATAATGCACGTAATGAATTTATTAAGAACCTTGTTATGTCATTGAAAGGCAACTCTCTTGTTTTATTTCAGTTCGTAGAGAAACATGGTAAGAATTTATATGAGATTATCAAACAAGAAGCTGGTGATAGAAAAGTATTCTTTGTTCACGGCGGTACAGACGTAGATATTAGAGAATCAATAAGGGCGATTACAGAGAAAGAAATGGACGCAATCATTGTGGCTTCATATGGTACTTTCTCCACAGGCGTGAATATTCGCAACCTACATAATATTATATTCGCATCACCTTCAAAGTCGAGAGTTAGAAACTTACAATCGATTGGTCGTGGTCTTCGTTTAGGTGAAAATAAAGAACAAGCAGTTTTGTTCGATGTGGCTGATGACTTTAGAATAGGCAAATTTGCCAATTTTACATTGAAACATTTTGCCGAACGTGTTAAAATATATGATGAAGAAAAATTTAATTACAAATTTTACAATATAGAGTTAAAAAATGCCTAACCTTTTAGAAACAAATATCAAAATCGTAAGATTACAAAGTGGTGAGGACATTATAGCTGATTGCATGGCAACAGAAGATGAAGAAATCATTTCACTAAAACAACCAATGCATATCATATTCAAAAGAATTGCATCTGGTAGAAGTGTTATGATGATGATGCCTTGGTTGCCTATTGAATTGATTAAAGAGAATGTGGCCAACGTATATGGTGCAGACATTCTAACCATGATAGACCCTAAAGATGATTTGATTGAGTATTATCATAACTCAGTTAATGATGAAGACATGACAAAAGCTACAAGCGCTTCTATTCGCCCACAACTATTTGACGAGTATGATGATGATGAAGAACCAACTGACGAAGAACTTGACGAAGAAGAACTCGAAGAATTGTTAGAAGAAAAGAAACAAAGTAAAATACATTAAGTTATTGAGGACATATTATGGCAAACGTGACATTCGTGGTACCAAGTAGTGCTAAAAAGGCCTATCAGGATTTAGCAAACTACCACTCAGCAATTGAACCACCAACATGGGCGTGTTTACTTGCTCAATCAGTTAGAGCAAAAGGACATGAGCCTTGTATTCTGGACTTTGATGCAACACCAAAGACAGACGAAGATGCGGCAGAATCAATTGCCGATACAAAACCAAAGTTGGTAGTATTTGTTCTCTACGGACAAAATCCAAACTCAGGCACCACAATGATGATTGGTGCCACATCATTAGCAAAACAATTACGTATTAGTCATCCAAATCTAAAGATTGCTTTTGTTGGCTCACATGTGTCTGCATTACCACATGAAGTAATTAAATATAACTTTGTTGACTTTGCTTTTATTAATGAAGGTGTTCATGCCCTCCACGCATTGTTACAAACAGATTTAGTTAATGAGTTGTATAGACCATCGGCGCCTGCTAAAGTTGTTGAAACTAGAGACATGGACATTATGATGCCGGGTTATGCATGGGACTTATTACCTAAAAGAGAAAACCTATTAGACACATATCGTGCTCACTATTGGCATACAAACTTCTTAGATGAAGGAAGAACACCATTTGCGGCAATTTACACATCATTAGGTTGCCAATTTGCATGTAACTTCTGTATGATTAACATTGTCAACAGAACTTCTTATGATATGGAAACAACATCGGCTGATTCTAAAGGTATGAGATTTTGGTCTCCAGAATTGGTATTAAAAGAATTCGAAGCCTTGTACAATTCAGGTGTTAGAACAATTCGTATTACAGATGAAATGTTTTTTCTTAATAAGAAGTTCTATGTGCCGATTCTACAAGGCATTATTGACCGTGGTTTAAAATTTAATATGTGGGCATATGCTCGTGTTGATTCTATTCGTAAAGACCAACTTGCATTATTTAAAAAGGCTGGTGTAAATTGGTTAGCATTAGGCATCGAAGCAGGTAATCAAAACGTTAGACTTGAGATTGATAAAGGTCGTTTTGAACAAGTTGATATCCGCCAAGTTGTGACTGATATTAAAGATGCTGGCATCAATGTACTTGGTAACTATATGTTTGGTTTTCCAACAGACACATATGAAACAATGCAAGAGACATTAGACCTTGCGCTTGAGTTGAATTGTGAACATGCCAACTTCTATGCAGCTATGGCTTTGCCTGGTAGTCCATTGTATATGCATGCTAAAAGTAATAACTGGGAATTGCCGCAATCATTTGAAGAATATGCCTTCTTATCATATGATTGTAAACCAATGCGTACTAACACATTGACAGGTGCGGAAGTATTGAAGTTTCGTGATGATGCATGGCACACATACTTCTCTAATGAAAACTTTATTAATTTGGTAGATGATAAATTTGGTGCTCAGTCTAAACAAAATGTAGAAAATATGGCCCAAATTCGTTTGAAAAGGAAAATTCTAGGTGACTAAAGATGATTTAATTAATTTCGAGAACCGAATTGCCGATAGATTCAACAATGGTGATATTAGAGCACCAGTTCATCTTTATTCTGGCAATGAGGAACAAATGATTGAGATAATGAAAGACGTTAGACCTGATGATTGGGTATTCTGTTCTTGGCGCTCACACTATCAATGCCTTCTAAAAGGTGTTCCAATGAATAAAGTGGAAAAAGAAATCGTAAAAGGCCACTCTATTACATTGTGTTTTACCGATTACAATATTTACTCCTCTGCTATTGTTGGTGGTGTTTTACCAATTGCGGTGGGTACTGCTATGTCACTTAAACGTGATAAGAAAGATGCAATGGTATATTGTTTCTTAGGTGATATGACTTCTGAAACAGGTATTGCTCATGAGTCTATTAAGTATGCCTTGAACCATAATTTGCCAATTAAGTTTATCATTGAAGATAATAGTAAGTCTGTATGTACCGACACAAGAGATGCTTGGGGTTTTA